TTGCTGAGGTGGTAACAGCCGATAGTTTTATAACCTTAGCAAGTAGCACAATTTCTAGCGGTCAAAATATATCATTTACGCTATCTGACAATAAAACGGGAGCGGCAAGAGCGGGCGTTATAGAGGTTATCGATAATCTAAACTACCCAACTATAACAGTGTTTCAAGATAAGACTGGTTTTATAACTTTTTCAAGTAAGACTATTTTTTGGAATAATACCACATTAACATTTAACGACTAAGACAATGGCAATACAAGACATACAAGGGACTGACGACCTTAACGCGGGCGCGGGTAAAATAAACGCAAATAACGCAGAGTTTTCAACGCTCATTACAGCACTTGATAACCTTAAATATGGAACGGGTTTTTTTTATATAGAAGATAGCCAATACACCGAGGCAAGCCCTTTGGTAATTACTCAGGGAATAGGAAACAAAGCAGCTTTAACCAATAACGCGAACGTTACCAACTCTACTCAATGGAAACCGTCAAGGGCTTTTCCTTTTAATTCTACGAGTAACAAAATAGTTTCATTTGCTCTAGGTGCAAAGTTTAATATTGAAATTAGATTTAAGGCTAAGAGCAACAACGTAAACGGAAAATTTGATATCTTTTTAGATTTAGGAACGGCAGCAACTCCTTTAGTTGTAAACGAGAAAACAGAAATATTTTCTTTTGGAGCAAACGCAGAGCAGTCTTTTACAATGGAATTAAATTATTTTGCGGGTAGTAATTTAATGGCTAATGATGGAGTGATATTTATAAACTCATCTTTAGGTATAACATCAATTTATGACATCAATTTTTTAATAACCTTAGATCATACACCATTTTAAAATGATAACAACGATAATAGACGCTCTACAATCATTTGACTATTACGGAGAAAGTGATATTATAGAGATAGCAAAGGGAAAGTACAGAATGCCAGAGACCATAAAACAAGGTAGAGAAAAATTAAAAAGGCAATTTAAAATGATTCACAATGATTAAGAAAGAGATTGAAATTGTAGTAGATACAAAAAACGCAAAAACAGAGACTGAAAACTTGACCGACTCTATGAACAGACTCGCAGCGGCAAGTGAGGAGGCAAATAAAAAAGCATCAAAGGCAAGTGAGGAGGCAGCAGAGAAAGCCGCATTAGCAGCTAAAAAACTACAAAAAGAAAATACACTAGTAGCAAAAGGAACGCGAGCTATTGGAAAAGCGTTTAAAGCTATTGGTATAGGCGTTGTGGTTGCCTTGCTTGCATTTTTAACAAAGGCATTTAGTAGAAATCAAAAGTTTGCGGACGCTTTAGGAACTTCTCTAGAGGCTATATCTTTAGTCTTTACGCAATTTGTTAATTCTGTTATAAAAACAGTCGAGCAAGTATCAAAAGCAACTAACGGTTTTCAGTCTTTAAGAGACCTTATTACTAATTTAATTACTGTAGCTATATCGCCTTTGAAATTGGGCTTTTTAGGTATAAAATTAGGCGTTCAAGAGGCTCAACTGGCGTGGGAGAAATCGTTTTTTGGTGACGACGACCCAAAGACTGTTAAAGAATTAAACGAAAGGATAAAAGAAACTAAATTAAATATTTTAGAAGTTGGTAAAGACGCAATAAAATCGGGTAAAGACGTAGGCAAAAACATTGTGGGTGCCATTGTTGATGTGGTAAACGTTACAACTATAGCAAGTAAAAACTTAAAAGACATAAGTATAAGCTCTGCAATAGAACAAGCAAAAGTAACTACTCAACTAAAAAACACCGCGGAGTTAGCGGCGGCAAGTATTCAAGGATTGATTGAAAAGTACGATAGAGAGGCTGAATTGTTAAGAGCCATAAGGGACGACGACCGCAAATCTATTGCAGAAAGAATACAAGCAAATGACGACCTAGCCGCTAAACTTGATGAACAAGAGACAGCACAAAAAAGACTAGCAAATGAAAATTTAAAACTAGCAAAACAAAACTTAAAAGGCAACGAGGACAACATAGCATTTAAAACAGCAGAGATAGAGGCGTTAAATGAGATCGCAGCTATAGAGGCAACGGTAACGGGTTTTAGAGCCGAGCAACTTACAAACAGAAACGCGTTAGACAAAGAGCGCATAGAGTTGTTAAGGTCATTTAATGAGATAGGTAAAAACGATCTAGAACTCGCTAAGTCAGAGGCGGAACAAGTGCGCGAAGATCGACTTATACAAATTGAATTACAAGTAGAAGATGAAGTAGAAAAAAACAGATTACTAGCAGCGGCAAAAGCAGACTTTAATAAAACAATAGCCGACCTAGATAGCGAAGAGGCAATACGGGTAGCGGCTGCAATAGCAGAAACCGATAAGAAAAATAAAGAGGCAGCAGACGCAGCGGCTAAAATAGTAGAATTAGAATCAAGCGCAAAGATAGCCGCAACTGATTCTTATGTAATGGCAGCACAAGCGGCAAGCAATCTACTAGGTAGAGAAACAGCAGCGGGTAAGGCGTTAGCGGTTGCGACTACTTTAGCCAGTACTTATACGAGTGCGCAAAAGGCTTATGAAAGTCAATTAACAATACCAACACCAGACGCACCAGTTCGGGCGGCAATCGCAGCGGGTGTGGCTATAGCTACAGGACTTGCAAACGTTAAGCAAATCCTTGCTGTAAAGGTAGCGGGGCAAAGTGGAGGCGGTGGCGCAAATGGAGCGCAAGGAGGTAGGCAAGCAAGCCCAGCTTTCAACCTGACTGGTAGATCAAACGTAAACCAATTACAAACGGGAATAGATGAGCAAGAGACATCGCCCGTAAGAGCGTTTGTAGTTAGTCAAGACATGACGACTCAACAGTCAGCAGACAGAGCGACACGCTCGCAGGCTAGTTTTGGATAATAAAAAAACCCTAACCGATTAAAGTTAGGGTTTACTTACGAAGTTCCGTTATCGTAAGTAAGCTGTAAATTAACCGAAGTCAACAAACAACCTTTGTAACGTGGAAGTTCAAATATACAACTATTAAACCGATAACAACTATATTATTTATTTATTAATTAAACACTTTCGATAAACAATCGTTATAACTATATGAAGCTATTTAACGTAGAGTACAATTCCGAAGAAAATGAGGGCGTTTACGCTTTATCTGTGGTTAAGTTTCCAGCCATGCAAAGTAACTGGATAACACTAAGCGAAGACCAATCTATAAAACTTGCGACCGTAGATAAAGAGAGGCGTATCCTTATGGGTATCGCTTTGATACCTAATAAACCAATTTACAGAAAAGATACGAACGGGGAGTATAATATTATATTTTCCTCTGAGACTGTAGAAAGAGCGGCACACGACTTTGTAAAAAAAGGCAACACAAATAACAGCACTTTAGAACATGAGATAGACTTAGGCAGTGACGCTGTTAGCGTGGTTGAGTCTTGGATCATAGAAGATGACATTAACGATAAAACACGTAAATACGGCTTAAAGGATCCCGTTGGTAGCTGGGCGGTTATGATGAAAGTTCACGATGATATAACGTGGCAAAAGGCTATCAATGGGGAAATTTTAGGTTTTAGCATTGATGGAATGTTTAATTTAAATGAAATTACTAAAAAAGTAAATATGAGTGAAACAAAGAAGTCTAGTAATTGGACAAAGTTAGCAAGTTATATAGCTAGCCTAGCCAACGAAGATGAGCAGGATACTGCCGTGAAATTAATGAGCGTAACTACAGCCGATGGCGTGGAGATTATGTACGAGGGCGAGACGCTAGAAGAGAAATCTATAGTCTTCATTGAAAACGAGGGCGAAAGAGTGCCTTTGCCAGTAGGAGATTACGTGCTAGAAAGCGGTCAGACGTTGGTTGTATCTGAAGAGGGTATAGCTGCTGAGATTAAAGACGCAGACGCAGCCGAGGAGATTCCAGAGGGCGACGCTGAGTTAGCAGATGCCGACATGGAAAAGTTTGTAGAAATGTTGGATAAGGCTTTAGGTCTTAAAGAGATGAAAGCAAACAGCGAACTATTTAAAACAGAGTTAGCCTCTATTAAATTAGAAAATGAGGCTTTAAAGGCTCAATTATTAGAGTTCGGAAATATGCCAGCAACGGCAAAGATACAAGCAAAGAAAGAAGTTTCTACGTTCGTACCAAAAAATGCAAAAGAAAGAATATTATTCACAATACAAAAAAATAAAAATTAAGATATGGCAACAACGGTAACAGTAGGTAGTAACTACGCAGGAAAAGTAGCGGGCGAGATAATCGGTGCAGCTTTTAAAGAGGCGGACACGCTTGCAAAGGGTTTAGTAACACCTTTGTTTAATGTAAATGATAGAATCAGTTTGAGACGCTTGCGTTATACAGACGGTACGACCGCTTATTCATGTGGTTTTGCTCCACAAGGTGCGATTGTTCTTAATGAGCGTCAAATTGTACCAGTAAAGCTAAAGAATGACTTAGAGGTGTGTAAAGAAGACTTTAGACAAACATGGAGCGAAGATGGTTTCGGAGCGTCAGCACATAACAACCAATTTGCACCAGACATTGAGAGCGCAATCCTTGCGGAGGTTCTAGCAAGTACAGCACAACGTACAGATGATCTTATATGGAATGGAGATAGCGGAAACGCTGGAGAGTGGGATGGGTTTACTAAATTGTTTGCAGCAGATGCGGCAGTAGTTAAGCCAACACCTGCAGGAGCAATCACAAAGGACAACGTTATTACAGCACTTGAATTAGTAGAGAACTCAATCCCTACTGCAATGTTGCGTAAGACACTTGTGTTTATTGTGTCTCCTGACGTAGCAACCAAGTATCTACAGAGATTAACTTCTTTTGGAGCGATAAACGGATTAGGTGGTAACGCAAACTCTACTTTAACTTTTGGACGTTACGAACTACAAATCGTAAACGGATTAGCC